TTGACAAACCGTATTTTGGCGTTGCGATATTGGGCGCGATGCCATTTATCGACGGCGTTTTAGGGCGGCTTGCGGGCGTTTTTGGCACAAACACGGCCACTACGACCTACGTTGGTAACATTGGCGGTACGTTTTCCGATACTATGGCCGCCCGGGAATCGCTTTCGAGCGTTGTCCGCGCGGTCCAACTCATTTCGGAGGACGTCGCGCGGCTCGACGTCAACGTTTACCGCGATAAAACCGACAGCTCGCCGGTAGACGATTCGGCGCTTGATTTGTTGCGGCGCGAAGCCAACCCGTACCAAACCGGCCGCCAATGGCGCGCATGGATGATTAGTACGTCGATTCTGCGCGGTTCGTCGTATTCGTTTATCCAGCGTTCCCCGCGCGGCGATGCAATAGCGCTCTATCCGTTGTTGCCGGGCCGCGTGACGGCCGTATGGAGTGGGTTCCAAGTCGAACCAAATTGGTTACTTGACGGGCGTAAAATTGATCCGTACGAGATTGTGGTGCTTATGTCCGGCCCGGGCAATCTCAATAACCCGTATTTATGCGATTCGCCCCTAGTGCGATGCGCGCCGGCTATGTCGCTGGCCGTTTTGCAGGAACGCGTAGCGACGTCGATAGCGGCATCGGGCCGCGTCGGCAAAATTTCGATTACGCACCCTGGCACGTTGTCGCAAACCGCAAAAACCGACCTACTCGACGCCTACTCACGGAAGCACATGTCGCCGGAGGGCGCAGCTAGGCCGCTTGTATTAGATGAAGGCGTAAAGGTCGAACAGGTCGGCGCGGGCGCGATACAAGGCCTCACGGATGAACGGCGATTCGCAGTCATGGAAGTAGCCCGCGCCCTATCTATTCCGCCTCAGATGCTTTTCCAGGGCGACGCCGGAGCGCTTACAAGTCAAATTGAAATGCAGCGGCAATACGTCGAAACGACCGTCGCGCCGTGGTGCGCGCGGTTTGCCGACGCTATGAACGGCAAACTTTTAGCGGGCGGTCGGCATTTCCGATTTGATCACTACGCGCTTATGCGCGGAAACCTGCGCGATACCGCGTCGGCGCTTAAGGATTTGTCGGAAACGGGCGCAGTAAGCGTAAACGACGCGCGGATGATGCTTGGGCTACCGCAAATTGCCAACGGAAACGTACCCATTATGCCGGCGGATGCCGGCAAAGGCTTAACCGATGATGGAATATAGAAATTTCGATATCGACGACGCCACTACCGACAAGGAAACGAACGCGTTACGTTTGCGCGGTTACGCCGCGCGCTACAACACCGATTCCCTACCAATGGATTACAAGGGGGAAACGGTTGTCGAAAGTATCGCCCCAGGTGCGTTTGATAGGGCGCTCGAGGACCCCGACGTATCGCTATTTTGGCAACACGACCCCAAAATGCCGTTGGCGTCGACGTTGTCGGGAACGCTCAACTTGCGTAGCGACGATAACGGGTTGGCGTTTGATGCGACGCTCCCTGATACGCAGCTGGCGCGCGACGCCATGACGTTGGTACGCGCCGGCGTAGTGCGGCAAATGTCGTTTGGATTCTTTGTTCGGGAGGATGACACGTCGACCCCAGGGCGACGCATTCTCCGCGACATTGATTTACGCGAAATCTCAATCGTAGAACGCGCCGCTTATTCCGCAGCAGGGGTTAGCGCGCGTTCATTTTCACTAACCCGGCAACGTCAAAAGGCGTCGCTACTGCTGCGAAAGGTTTGCAAATGAAGCCACTATCGAAACTCTACAGTGAACGTAAAGCAAAGGCCGACGAACTCGAGGCACTTATGGCCAAAGGCCATGAGAAAAACGCAGAAGAAAGGTTAAACGCCGGTTTGGCGGAACTCGAGGGCCTGGACTGGGAAATTCGTACCGCCGGCGTCCGTGATCGGATCGACCTCGGCGGCGTTACGCACGTTTCTACGACCGGCGCGGCTACAACCGATTTGCGCGCGGAAGTGCGGGATTTTTTCTCCAGCGGCTATAAGAACGGCGGCAAGCTCGAGCTTCGCGCGACCGCGGCGTCGACTTTTGGCGGCACGACGACCGTAGCCGATCCAACGTTTACGCAACTCATGGACCGCGACGCGGTTGTATCACGACTGGCTACGGTTACGTCGGTCAATAGCGGCGCGCCGTTGCGTTTCTATCGTCAAACGTCATACATGACAGCGCTTACTACGGCCGTTGCCGAAGCTGGCGCGTTCCAAGACAAGGACCCGGTCGGTAACGTTGTCGACTTTGCGCCTACCAAGCTTGGCGTAGTGACGACTGTTTCTACCGAATCGCTGCGGGATTTGCCTTTTGACGTTGGTAGCGAAGTCATCCGCGAACACGCAGAACTTCACGGCGCTAACTGGGAACTGGCGTTTTTGGCCGGAACCAACGGCTCGGGCTTGACCGGCAACCTAAACGCGTACTCCGGCATCGCTAGCCAGTCAATTTGGGATTTTGGGTCCGCGGGCAACGCGTTAAACGCCGATTTGGCCGGCAATACAATTACCGTCGCGGAAGGCGCCACAATCGCCTACAGCACGGGCCTACGGCCGCAGTACCTCGGTAACGCGTGTTGGTTGTTGAACGCGTCGGTTTGGGCGTCGATTCTTTCGCAATCCCAAGCGAATACGTTCCCGTTCGGCGGCGGCCAGCTCTCGAGCGTTGCGCGCGACGGTTCGGGGCCAATGGACGGGAACCGGTCAACGGTGAACTTCATGGGATTCCCGGTTTACGTAACGGCGTCATGGCCAGTTGCCGGCACCCCGGCAAGCGGTGATCCCATCGGCGTGTTCGGCAACATTGAGCGCGGCTACCGAATCGTGCGCGTCGATACGGTTCCTATGATCAGCGACCCGTACACGGCGGCCGCTAGCGGCCAGGTGCGGTTCCTCAGCGAAACGCGCATGGTTGGAAAGATCCTCGACCGAAACGCCATGGTGTCGATCCGTCGCTAAGTCATGTCCGTTTTTAGCCTAGCCGATGCTAAAGCGCACCTACGCGTATTTCACGCGGAGGATGATGCCTACATCAGTACGCTAATAACGGTTGTTCAGGAAGAATGGGAACAGGTTACGCGGATGCGGTTTGGCGTTCACTCGGTTAGCCGGCGTTACGATATGAAACCGGACGACGGCTATTTCCGATTTGATTTGTACCCAGTCAATACCGCTACCGCTACATGGACCGCCGACAACGGTTCACCAGTTACCCTAACGGCGTCAAAGTTTCAAACCCTCGAGTATTTCAGCCTTTACGATGCTCGGGAGGAAATCGATTTAGGAACTATCACCTTCCCCGGGACGCTAGCGTATTCGACCTCACTGGCAATTGCTAGCGTCCCGGTATCGATTCAACAGGCGCTAAAACTCCGGTTAATGTATTACTACGCGTACCGCGGCGACGATCCGACGCCGCCGGACTGCGACGGTTACAACATTTTGGCGGCGCGCTGGAGGACGGGCGCGATCCTATGATCGGTTCCGGCCTCATGCGTACGCGGATGCGCGTACGTAGTAGGACGCTAACCGTTTCGGCAACCGGTCAAGCGGCCGTGCCGACTGAGGCAACGCTAGTGGATTTGCGCGGCCACGTGCGGACGTCGCAACGTTCGGATGCGCTAATTAATCGAGGCGAAGCAGCTATCGACGATATCGAAATCGTCATACCTTGGTATCCGGGCGTTTTGGTCGGCTACGTCGTCCAGGTCTACGACATTATCGCTAGTCAAACAGTCATTACTAACTATGAAATTATAGAAGTTACCGATGATCGAAATAAACATCGGCAACTTCGGTTACGTTGCAAGGTAGGCGAACGATCCGTACTACCGCCGGCAACCTATGTCGCCTCAATTTTGTTAGTTGCAGGTGGCGGCGGCGGCGGAGGAACTGGAAATAACCAATACGGCGGCGGAGGCGGCGGAGGCGGCGGTACTGTTTTACAATCGCCGACCCTTACGGTAGGTGCGTCATATGTTGTCGTGATAGGCAGTGGCGGCGCGGGCGGTAGCGGTAACGCAAAAGGTTTAAACGGGACCGATACGACTTTTACGGGAGTAACAACGGCGCAGGGCGGCGGAGGCGGCGGTGCGGGCCAAAGCTCCGCGCAGCGCGACGGCCTGGCGGGCGGATGCGGTGGCGGCGCAGGAGGATTTGATGGGCTAGGCCTCGGCGGCGTCGCTACGCAGGGTTTCAATGGTGGTTCAGGAAGCCTGCCCGACGGCGCTCCATATCGCGGCGCGGGCGGCGGCGGTTCTGCGGCCGTCGGCGTTGCAGGAAACCAAGCTGCCGGTACAGGAGGAAATGGCGGTGTTAATTTAGGCGTAGGCCCATTTGGCGGCGGCGGCGGTGGTGGCACTATGGGCAGTTTGACAGGCGCCGCGGGCGGCGCCGGCGGCGGCGGCCAGGGCGGGCGGGCCATCACAGGTAATACTAATGACGTTAACGGCGCAAATGGTACGACCAATACGGGCGGCGGTGGCGGTGGCGCGGGCGGTACGGGATCGGGAACGGGTGCGCGCGATGGCGGTAGCGGCGGATCGGGCGTAGTTATTGTGAAATACGCCGGCGCGGCCTCGGCTACCTATACCGGGACTATGACAACGGTTACAGCGGGCGGATTCACTACGCACACTCTAACAACTAGCGGGACGCTTACAGCATGAACGTACGCCTTGTCATGTCCCCGGCAACGTCGGAGCGCTGGCGGCTCTACCTAGCGCGGCTAGCCGATCCAAAGCGGTTCCAGGCGGCGCAGCGTCGCGCCATGTCGCGCACGATGAACGGCGTACAGAAGGTGTACCGGCAAGGATGGCAAACGGCGATTTACAAACGCGCGAAACCCAAAAACAGCCATCGCGCCGCTATCAAACGTTCAATCCGAACGCGCGTTTTTGACACTAAAAAAGGGGTTACCGTTGGCGTCACTGGCCTACGCCGAAAACAATATCCCAAAGCGTCTATCGCAAACGTCATCGACCCAGGCTTCCGGCACGTTCGCAGCGGCAAACTTATCCCGGGGAAGCTGGTGCGCGCTCGAGCGCAAAGATACGCGGAAACGCGCGGCCTTATTGAATTCAGGGACGATTTGCGGGAAGCCGTACTTGAAAACGCAAACCGCGCGGCCGTATTGACGACGAGGAACGTGCGATGAGCCTGGCGCAAATCCTATACTCGCGATTGTCTACAACTGCTAGCGTTACTGCGCTAGTGGGTACGCGTATTTCGCCTGACCTACGTAGGGCCGATGGAGAATTGCCAGCTATTGTTTTTGAGATCGACCGGGAAGAACGCCTACCGCTGCTAGAGGCAGCTCCACGCTATAGCGCCTCGGTGCGGTGTTTGTGCATGGCAGACCAATTATCCGACGCCTACGCAATCGCCGACGCGGTGATAGCTAGTCTAAACGGCCTTGGCAACTACAGTCCAATAGGTTTTCCGCTAATGGTCATGCAATTTGCCGGCCTTACAGCGAAATCCGAAATCGGCATAGCGCCGGAACCTCCCCCAAACGATACCGACGCTCCGCGCGTCGTGGCGGTCGAATTTTTCATCCTTTTTACGCTTTCATAAGGAATTTTTCAATGACATATAAACCACAGCCTGGAAACGGGGCAGTCTTAAAGCTAGCGGCGACAGCTAACCCGACAAACACTCTCTACGTTATAGATATGGAATTTTCGATGGAACAAACCGCCATCGAATCGACAATCCTTACTAATATCTATAAAACGTTTATCCGCGGGCGTTTTAGCGGCCGCGTAACTGCTACGTTAGCAGCTACCGCCGATGATGCAGACTTTCAACGTACGGGCCTAATTCAGCAGTTTTTAACGCAAGTCCAACGCGGTAGCCCCGTTTTTATGACTGTGGGCGATTCCGGCAACCTATCGGGCGGAGCCTCACAGGAATACATATGCTCGGGCATCGTTACAACGTGTACGCATTCAATGCGCGGCGATGAAATTGATACCGTGCGAATTGAATTTCAGGTAACGGGGCAATACGATTAAGATAGGCGCATGCTCCAACCTACAGAAATTGTACCGCAATGGCGTACCGTCGAATCGAAAACGCTTGGCCGGCCAATACAGGTGAAGCGGCCATCGGTAGCGGATGCCGCTATCCCTATCGAGCGTTCATGGATCCGGCTAGTACGGGACGGCGACGGAACGCCGCTCCTGGCGCCATCGGTCGACCCCACAACGGTGGAGGCGCGCGTAGTCGAGGAAATCGTACGGTTGGCGATGGAAGCGCCAAACCCTACGCCGGCTCCCGAATCGCTAGGCTAATCAGTGAAGGCCTAGTGGATTCGGGGGCCGACGCGGGGATCCTTGAGAAGCCGGTACACGCCGAACGCGTCGAGATTCTGTTGGCGGTTATTGCAGCTGCGCTAACGCGTAAGCAACCGAAAGAAATTGCACCATGGCTATTCGATGCGCCTACGGTCGACGCGATGACGCGGGTAGCGCAATTTGCTAATGCCATGAAGGGGATTAAATGACGACCGCAAGGGAAATCCGGTTACCAGTCAAAATTCAAGCGGACGCCGGCCAGGCGACGGCGACGCTTCGCAACCTACAAGGTTCGCTCGGCAACCTTGAAAAGGCGCTTGGCGGGCATTTGCGGTCCCAAGCGGCGTACCTTGGCGGCCTTGCTAGCGGGTACTTAAGCATAGATTCACTCATCGGCGGCATAAAGAAGCTTTACGAATACGGCGTAAAGGTTAACGATATGGCGCGCAACTTTGACGCCAACGCCATAAAGGCCGCAGCGGAAACCAGTATCGCAAAGCTGGAACATGAAATGCGCGTCGCCCAGGCGGTCGGACCTAGCGCAGCTGCAACGGAAATGAAAAAGCAGGAATTCTTCGGCCGCGAGGATTTGACGCTTGAAACGTACGCGTCCCGAATGGAATTGGCGTATGAAAGTGCGGCTACGTTTTTTGCAAAAACGTTAGATAGCACGTCCAAATTTTTAGACAATCCAAGCGTGGGCGGTATGTTCGATCATTTTAAGCATCAAATAGGATTGTTGCGCGATTACAACGACGAAGTAGGTTTTATGGGCCTCGACCTAGCGCGCGCGTATTACAATATGGGACCCGAACCCATACGACGTGCGCTAGGGTTATTCGATGCGCCACAAATGGGATCGCCGGTATCCAGTACGACGCTTTCAGGCATGGCCGCAATAACGCCGACAACCGGCGGCCCTGGACAGGGCGTACCGCTTGTGTTCCCGCCTGAAGCGCTTGAAACCCTACGGGAAATCGCCCGCAACAGTAGAGGCAAACCCTAATGGCAATACTAGAAGTTAATCATCGGAAGCGGTCGTTAGACGCACGCCAAAAAGGTTCAGTTTCAACGCTTACCGACGAATTCCAAGTCGTCACCGATGACGGCGCTACGACGCTCACACTGAAGCAAATCGAACAGCTGGCGCCGGGCGCGTTCGTCAACAAACCCGTACTACGAAAACGTCACCCCGACGACGAACGCTTCGTTTGTACCAACATCCGCCTCGACCAGTCGGACACGCAAATTTACGTATTGACGGCCACGTACACGTCAATGCTTTACACCGCGAACGTTACGGGCGATTCAACCGGCACAAGCGACAACCCGACGCGCGCGTATTGGATCATGTCGAAACGCGTCTATTCGCAGGAATGGCCGCGGTTCGTGGCGCCGACAACGGTTCCCGTCGATTTTGATGCAACGTGGCCGCCCACATCGGCAATAGCGGGGACCAAAGTAGACGTATGGGGAACGCCGCAAACCTATAAGCAATACGCCGCGGACATGTTTTTAACAGGGTTTTTCGATACGACGTACCTTAAAAAAGATTCCGATGATTTTGACGTCGCCGCTGCTTTGAGTTTGAGTAGCTACATAAACAAACGTAACAGCTCAATTTTTCTTGGGTATCCAATCGGCCAGGTAGCGTTTGTCGGATGGGACGAACAAATAGTAGAGGATCCGTGGCGTTCCTTTACGCTACGGTTTTTAATCACGGAATTTGGACACCTCGAGCAAGTCACGCTGCCAACTGCGGACGGGCGGCCGTTAGTTACATCCGTTGCGGCGTCGCCGCCATGGCCGGCGGCGCCCGTGGTAGTCAAACAGCTCCAAAGCGCTTTTTGGTGGCAACCTTTTGCCAACAAAGCCAATTTTAACGACATAGATCCGGGCAATTTTGCCGAAATTATTCTACCGTCGCCTACGTTCCCATGAGCTACGTGTACCCGCGGCAATTTTTTGGGTTTGGCCAGGACGGCAAACTGGCGGCAACAATCGAAAACGAACAGCGGTTCAGTACCGACAAGGCGCGCGCGACGTTCACCGCTAACAAACGGGAAGCGTATTTTGGGGCGCAACAGGCGTTAGCCGTTCCGGACCAATGGACGCGACCTATTGAACTACTTGCGGAGATTGTGTCTAGCACACCTGCTCCAGGCGCGTACCGATGGATTTACACGGTAAAAAAAGTAGAGCTAATCGACCCAGTGCTAACGCTTGCGGCAAACACTCGCATTTCCGATGACGTGTCGCAAGAAGTCGACGCAAGCGCGCCCAAAGAATTCGTAGCGTGGAACCTCTACGAGTTGAAGCATGGCGGCCTCTATTTTGGCGACGGAACATTGGTGGCCAATTTGCCGGCCGGCGCAGTATTGACACCCGTTCGCGGCGTCGTATTGTGCCATGGGATACTAGATAACGCCATCAACCAAGGAAGCATCCTCCGCTATGTTTTTGACCGCGCTAACGGTGTTGAATGTCCGGAAGGCGAGTAAGTACGCACTGGCGGCCGCGGTCGTCCTGGCCGCGTCGGCTTGCTCGAGTGAACGCGTGATCGCGCGGTCGTCTAACGAAATCGTAGCGAACGCTACATCGTCGCGCGGGCGGTTTGTTTGGATTGCCGACGAATCGCAAAAACCCCAACCTAATTTGCCAGCGATTACTACAACGGCGCAGGAAGGAATCGCGGAGCAATCCTCCATCATCGAAAGCGCCGCGCAAATTATTTACAACCTACCCGGCGTGCGCGACGTGACGCCGTTTTGGGCGGAGCTATTGGTATGGGCGCTCATCGCGGTATCCTGCGCCGGCGTCGTCATTATCCTGATCCAAACAGGCATCGCGCGCGTCGTTGGTCGATTGGTAGCGCGCTGGCTACCTAGGGGCGACAATGCCTAAATTAGCTTGTTGTCGTGAACCATGCGGTACGTGCGTCTATCCCTGCGATCCTCCTCCCAAAGACCCTGAAGATGTCATCTATTATTTTACGCCATGCGAACAGTACATAGGGCCGCCGTCGTGCGGTTACAGCATTACCGTAGACGTAAAAGCTGGCAGCGTGCCATTATGCGTAACTGGTCCTAGTTGCAGTGATGCATACGCTAGTTGCGCCAATTCGGCGCCATCGTGTAAAGAAACTTTGACCTACCTATGTTTATTTGGTGACGCCACCAACGGCTACGAATTTCAATGGACCGGGTGGACGTGTCCGATCCCCGGTTACCCGTTTCCATTTTGCGTTAACAACTATCCAGGCGCCGGTGTGACTGCAATTGCAGGGCCGAACTTCATCGGTTATTGTAACGCTTCAGCTTGCGGCGTAGTTAGCCCTTGCACGTGTCCGGCGCAATACGCTACCGAAATCACGGGCGGCCAGTTTGCGTTCTATAACGTAAACGATCCAGTTAGTCCGTATTACGATGAGCAAACCTGGACGGACGTAATCCTAATCGAGCGAGTATGTTGTTGGGACCCTCCGCCGGTATTTCAATGGTTTACTATTTCAAGCAACGGCGACATCATTGGGATCGGCGACCAAGACCCAAACGTTCCGTCCTTGGGCCATCGTTGCAACATAATAACGCAATCGGCAAGCGGACAAAGTTTAGCGCAAGCTTTACAGGTTTTTTTAGGTTCTGATTACAAAATAACGATTGTGACGGAAACGGTTTTTTGGGCCGGCGGACCGTTCTACGAATTGGTTTTTGGCGGATGCGCGGGGAAACTTATGTCATGCGCCGACAACGGTTGTAGCTGTAAAGGCCGCTACCCCTCCGACGAATGGCGGGTAAATTACATTGACGATTGTAGGGCCGTTGTGCAAGCGCGCTACGTAACGGGGATGAACATTACGGCCATCAGTTGGGCGATCCAATCAAACGTGCAGGAATTAGAAATTCCAGCAGGTAGCGGGAACTATTTCTGCCGGTGTTCCGGTGCGCCTTGCACACTCGGCGGAACGATTGTTCCGACGAAGGCGGTACTTATTCAATATGGCGCCGCGGTTGACCCCGCAGCTATGGCGTGGGATTTTGATTTTGCAACCAACCCCAACCAATGCGACGGCGCACCGTTCAATTGCACGTGGTGTAATAGGGGTTTACCAATACCCGACGTTACACTCTAACGCCATGAGTAACAATGAACTGCGCGGTACGTGTATCAATTTTCGTATGCGCGGGGCAGACCGTACCCCTGAATGCGCGATAGGCCACGACGTAACGAAATGTCAAACGTGCGACCATTGGCAACAGATCAAACCGTACGAGTATGCGCCCGATATCAAATTACGGCTAGCGGCGCTCGAGCAGAAACAGGCGGCCGATATGGAACGCGCGCGCGCGCTGGAGCGTCCCAAACTAACGGCGCGCCAAATTGCCGCCCAGGCTTACCCCCGATTCGGTATGCGAACCTTGAAACGTGTTTGGAGTTTCCTGCGCGCGTTGACGTCGTGGGCCTTCATGCCAAAAATCAGCAAGCGGCGCTACGTTGCGCGCCTCGACGCTTGCCTAGGGTGTCCGCATCGGATCCCAGGCGAACCTGTCGGCTACTGCGGCAAGTGCGGTTGTGGTCGGAACCCGCTATCCGAACTATCTACCAAAGCCAAAATGCCGGCGGCGACGTGTCCCGACAACCGTTGGGCTAAACGGTAGCTGGCATCGGCGATAACATAGCGGCGCTCTCGCTTATCCCCCGTCGGCCTAGCGCGCCACGTTAGCCGGCGGGGGCTTTTTATTCGTCATCCTCAGCTTCGACGAACAGGCTAGCCGTCGGTAATACGCCTCCGTCATCGACTGGGAAATCGATAACGTGGCGGTCGGGCGTTTGCATCGAACGCGCGCGAAACGACGCTACAACGGCGCCGCTTTTCTCGACCCCTAGCGCAATGACGCTATCGGCGCGCCGCGTCCAGGCGCCAGCTCCGGCGGCCATGTCAACAGCTGCGCGGCCGGCTACGCCCTTCGGGGTATGGTGAACCAACAGAATTGACGCTTCCGTACGCGTCGCAATATCGAGGATACCCCCCATGATGGCGGATACTTCGGCGTTATCGTTTTCGTTTTCAAGAGGTAGAAACGCCGAAACGGTATCCACGATAACAAAGGCGGCCCGCGCGTCCAGGATTGTCCATTCGAGGCGCTCTAGGCGGGCGTCGACGCTTTCCCGTTGTCCAAGCAAACCACGTAACGCCGCGTAACAAATCAGGTCGGTATCGATCCCTCGGTAGCGGTTTGTCCGTTGTGCAGCTGCGCGAAGTTTGTTTTGCCGGCGATGTATTTCCCCTGGTTCGCATTCGCAATCGACGACCAGGCAACGCGACGGGTTGGGACACGTGAACTCCCGTAACCAGTTGCCACCCGACGCTAGGCTATTGGCCAAATCGAGCGTGATAAAGGTTTTTTTGGTTTTGGGCGGCCCGACCAGTAGGCCGACTTCGCCGGCGCGCATTACGCCGTTTATGATCGGCGGGCGCTCGGGCCATCGAGATATCTCCAATTCGTCGCTGATGGGGTAGCCGATAGCGGGCGGCCCGTGCGCCGTTGACGGGAGCGCGCGGTAGGCCTCAAGCGCTCCAGGCAACAGCGACCGTAGCCGGGAAGTTGGCCCGCTTTGGTCATCCTGGGCGGCTACCACGGCCGCTAAGTACTCGGCCTCGAACGCTTGATACTGCGCGGGCGTGGCGACAGTAGCCCGCCTCAAGCGGTTTAGCAAATCGGCTAGGGGATGCATTTATGACCTAAAAGGGAATATCGTCGCCCGTTGGCGGATCGTTCATTGGGAGCGGTCGGGTACGTTGCGGCCTGGGATCATCCCTAGCCGGCTTAAGCGGACCGCCTCTAGGCGCGTTTGGCGGCCTCGAGGCGTTGGCGGGGCGCTGCTCGGGGGCGTTGCGGTCGGCGGGCGCAGGGCGCGTTTGCGGGCCACTGGCGGCCCGACTGGACTCCACGGGGTAGATACGGATGGAATCCACCATTCGACCGCTAAA